GGCCGGTTGATGTGCGGCAGTTGGCGGCATTCAGCTCATTGATGATTCCGGTAGGCGTGCGGCCATCCAGCACCATCTGATAAATCCGCCTGACTATCTGCGCTCCGGCTTCATCAATGACCAGGTGATGATCTGCATCCAGCTTATAGCCTAACGGAACAAGGCCGCCTGACCACTTGCATTCCAGAGCATTTTCCGTCATCCCTCTCATTACATTTTCGGCCAGCTCGGCGCTGTAGTATTCAGCCATTCCTTCTATGACAGATTCAAGCAGAATGCCGGATGGATCGTCAGCAATATTTTCCATGGCACTGACAACATGCACACCATATTTTTTCAATTTATGCTTGTATTTGGCCGAATCGTATCTATTCCTGGCAAAGCGGTTCAGCTTGTATACCAGTACAACGTCAAAAGCTTGCGTGGCGGCTGCCTGAATCATCATCTGGAACTCCGGGCGCTGGTCTGACCTTCCGGTCATTGCGCGGTCTGCATAGGTATGAACAATTACCATATTGTTTTTCTTTGCGTAGTCCTCGCAGACACGAATCTGCCCTTCAATTGATTCCTCACGCTGGCGATCCGAAGAATAACGTGCATATAACACAGCTTTAATTGGTTGATTTGCTTCTTTTTTAGGCATAGTAAAAGGCTCCTTTTAATAGACAAAGGAGGCCGAAATGATATAATTAAATATATATAATCGACCTCCGAGCTGGTGGATTATATTATGCAGTAAGGTACTGGTAATGCCTGGCTGCACTCCCCTATCGTATCTCCAATGCGGTAGGGGATTTTTATTTAGTTTTCTTTGACTTTATAACGATGAATATAATTTTCAGGTAATGCCGGAGCAATCCCTTTTTCTATGATGGTGGCAATCAGATCCTTCTTCAATCCTTTAGTGGGCAGACCGGCATCAGCAAGGATTTTCTGCAATTCCGGTTTATGCAGTTTTTTCAGCTCAGTTTCATTGGAAGCGTCAACAAGGTGGGCATAATTTCCCGGATCCACGAAATCCCTTATAAAATCCCCTTTGGTATAGCTATCCGGCTTTTCCTTGTATAAGGATTCATAGGAAATGCCGCCAACATACGTCTTTGCTTCATAAATGACTGTTTTTACAAACATATCTTGAGATGGTTTATACAAGGATTTAACGGTAGGAGCGGTTAATTCTTTCATGGTGTACAGCATGATCTGAGCACAGGCTTTAGCATCTGACAAGGAATCATGATGGTCCAGTTCAATATTCAAATAGTCACAGATTGTATTCAGCTTATGGTTAGGCAGATCCCTGTAAGTAAATCTGGCGCTTTGCAGAGAATCAGCAAAAAGCAGAGGGCGGTCCAGTGAAATACCTTCTACCAATGCGGCGTGCAGCAGGCAGCCCATATCAAACTGAGCATTATGCGCTACCAGAACATATCCTTTGATGAAGTCATGGAAAGTGGATTCATAATATTCTTTAAACGTGGGAGCTGTGCGGACCATATCCCATGTGATTCCATTGATCCGTGTGTTTGTGAATTTAGTTTCCGGCGGCTTAATCAAAGAAGTGATACTGTCCGTAATCTGGCCATGGTCAACTTTAACGGCTGAAATGCTACAGATTGAATAAGGTTGGGCATTGGCCGTTTCCACATCGAACGCCACGAAGCTGTCAATGGGTACACGGTATTGATTGGTTACCGGTAAATGCATCCTGGCAAATCCGTGGGATTCAGGAAGCCTGTAAGTATCCAAAAATTCTGAATAGAATGGAGCTTCTGCTTCCAGCTCAGCTTCCTGCTTTTTCTTTTTATTATGCCTGTAATACCATACCGCAAAGATTATGACGATTAAAATCAGACCACCCATAATTCCACCTTAATCCCCTTTCTTCAGCTGGATAAACTGCTTTGGAACTCCACGGCATCTTGCCAAATCATATAGAGAGCAGTCTCCATGATCTGCAAGGTATTCATCATTCAGAAGCAATTCCACAGCAAATTGATTGGCCACATGCTCTACCCTGCTGGCGTTAATGCTCATTGTGTATGTTTTCAGCCATTGCGTATTATCATCCGGAGTGCAAAGCGCATGCCCTAATTCATGTGCACAGACGAAGTTCAGTAAGTCAGAAGGCGTACGCTTGTCATCAATAATAATAAATTTTGACCTTTTGTATTTTAAGTAGTTCCCTAGTTTTCCGCCTAAATCTCCATATATGATATGGATGTTTCTAGCCTCCGCCAGTGCAAACGGATCATCAGTTTTATATCGGTGGATCAGCTGGCGAACCTTTCGCTGTATTTCCATACTATTCAATCCTTCCGGTACTTTTTAGGCGTATATTTCTTCTTGGCCATCTTCTTGGCCTGGATCATGGCGGCCTTGATGGTTGCTTTGAAGGCTTCAATGTCTTCTATATCGTCTTCTCCTTCATAGGCCGCGGAGGATACGGAGTTCATCATGTCTTCCAGATCGGATTCAATCTCACGTTCATCCTTATCTGTAAGCTCCGGTTCTTTGTTGCTATTCAGGAAATCCGGTGAAAAACGTGGATCAATGTCTGATTTCTTGACATACAATGCATCTGCTATTTTCTGCACATTGCCGGCATTAGGCGTTGAGCGCATTGAGAAATATCCGGATATTGTTGAAACCGGAATTCCCGTTATTTCAGATAACTGATATTGTGTCATATTGGCACATAGTTTTTTCAGGTTATTAGAAATCTGCTCACGCAAAGATTTATCGAATTTAGAAAGTTTATTCCTTGGCATGATACTTCTCCTTTCCGTCTGTCTTTAGCTACATTATAACGAATATAATCGTTAAAAACAAGGAACAGAACTATCCCAAAATGCTAAAATTCGTTTTTATAGATTGACAAAACGAGTTTATTCGTTTATCATATAGCCAATGAATGGAGGTGATAAAAATGATTAAACTTACACTTGAGGCGGCAAGGATTAACATTGGATACACCCAGAAAGAGGCCGCGGATCGGTTCGGAATGCATTACCAGACACTTGCAAAGCTGGAAGAAGATAGCACAAATGCGCCGTACAGTTTCATCCAGGCCATCCCGCGTGTCTACAGAATTTCTCCTGACAATATTTTTTTGGTCGCAAAAACGAGTTTATTCGTTTATTGCAGACTGGAAACAAATTAGTAAACGAGTAAGAGGTGATTTCTATGGATAGCCTGCTTGATTACATCGCAAGATACGTCAATGAGCATGAGGCTGAATACCAGGAATGGTTAAAAGAGCAAAGGAGTGAGCAGGATGACAAGAGAAGAACTTTGGCAGCTGCAGAGCATTCAACATGAATTGGAACGGCGCCGACAGAAGGAACTTGCCGATTCCGGTGATACTTCCAAATCTATCATCTGGCTGAGCCAGTCCTACGGCAAAGTCATTGCTTATGATAGTGCGCTGGAACTCATTAACGAATTTCTGAAAGGATCTGAAAGGAAATGCGAAATCATGAAAACAAATGAAGTAAAAAAAGAGCCCAGCGATAAGAGGGTTCTAATGGAAAAAAATTCAGTCAGGAGAGGCTGAGCAAGCTCCTGCAGCTTTCTGGAGAATTAGCAGATACAGCCAGAACAGCGGAAGGAAGTCTTCTAGGAGAATACTTGAAGGTATCAAAAGAAGTGGACCGACTGATCGTCGCAGAAGCTAAATACCAAGAGCAGACAATGCCAAAGGAGTGAGAATCATGAAATCACTAATAAAAAGGATACGCTGGGTGCGGATTGGATGTTTACTTTGCGGGATCATGGCTGCCGGCGCCGTAGGCTTCGGCTACTACCGTGACACTACCACAACACAGCTTGTGGAATATCGCAAGACTGTGGAGGCAGGCGATACCGTTTGGAGCATTTGTAGCAAGATTGCTACCGATAAGGAGGACATGGGAAAGCTCGTGTGGCAGGTCATGAAAGACAACCACATCGAGAATCCCGGGGCATTACAGCCTGGTGCTGAGCTGGTGATTCGTGTGAAGGCCGCCCGGGAATTGTAATGAAAGGAGGTGGGAAGAATCTCGGAAATTGAATATGCAGAAGCAAACGAAAAGTATTTTGAATAGAAAAAGGGCTCTGATGTGTACGAGACATCAAAGCCCAGTGCGGAAAGTGCCTACATTCCGCCTCTATTTTACCACAACTAGGGAGGCTTAATAATGACTGAAAAATTTTTCGAAGCACACGGGGTTAAGAAAGAGCCCATGAAGGGAGGACTTGCATGTCTTCTGAATTTTCCCATTCCCGACTGGGCTGTTAAAAAGAAGAATGGTGGGACGATAGATCCGAAGCTCTGGGACTTAGTCGAAGCACTGCAGTATGCAGTAAGTTTTGTTCCATTCTATTCCCGAGGCAAGCATGCTGGTGAGCCCAACTGGCAAAAAGAAAGCGAAAGAACCATGTTCAAGACCCTGGATGAAGCAGAAGCGTTCATGAAGAGCATGGTCGGAAAGGCAGAAACCAATGGATAAGTGGGAAGGAGCTTAAAAACTGAAATGATTACAATCAACGAACTGCAAGTAGAGAACCTGAAAAGAATCAAGGCTGTAAAGCTGGAACCGAGTGCTTCGGGTCTTACAGTCATCGGCGGGAAGAACGGACAAGGCAAGACCTCCGTGCTGGATGCCATTGCATGGGCTCTGGGCGGCGAGAAGTTCCGCCCGACGAATCCAAAGAGGGATGGGGCACTGACTCCTCCGAATCTCCATGTGGCGCTTTCCAATGGCATAATCGTGGAAAGGAAGGGCATCAATGGCAGTCTGAAGGTCATCGACCCTACAGGAAAGAAGTCGGGCCAGCGGCTGCTGGATGAATTCATCAGCAAGCTGGCGCTGAACCTTCCGGCTTTCCTTCATGCTTCGGAGGCGGAGAAATCAAAGGCCCTGCTCCAGATCATCGGCGTGGGAGACAAACTGACAGTACTGGATCGCAAGGAAGAACAGCTTTACAACCAGCGCCAGGAAGTGGGCCGCATTGCTGACCGGAAGAAGAAAGCCGCTGAAGAAATGCCTTTCTATCCCAATATGCCTACTGAACCGGTCAGCGTGTCCGATCTGCTGAAGGAACATCAGGATATCCTGGCAAGGAATGGTGAAAATGAACGGAAACGCAGAAATGCCAGGGAGATGCAGGAGCGCTTCATGAGGGCTGAAAGCAATTACAAGGCAGCCATGGAAGCGCTGAAGGCGGCAGAGGATACCCTGCGCAAAGCCAGGGCGGATGCCGAAGTGGCTGCAAAATCAGCTCAGGACCTGCAGGATGAAAGCACGACAGAGCTGGAGGAAAACCTTCGCAACGTGGAAGTAATGAATGAGAAAATCCGGGCCAATGCTGCCAAAGAAGGAGCAGAGCTGGAAGCCAATAACCTCCAGCAGGAGTATGAAGGCCTTACAGGACAGATTGAATCTGTCCGTTCAGACCGGGCTGACCTTCTGAAGGAAGCAGACCTGCCGCTCCCGGGCCTTTCAGTGAAAGATGGTCACCTGCTTTACGAGGGCGAACCATGGGACGGCATGTCCGGAGCGGAACAGTTGAAGGTAGCAGTGGCGATCATCCGGAAACTGAATCCGGAATGCGGATTCGTACTGATGGACAAGCTGGAACAGATGGATACGGACACACTCAGGGAGTTCGGTAAATGGCTGGAAGAGGAAGGTTTGCAGGTCATTGCTACCAGAGTTTCTACCGGAGATGAATGCTCCATCATCATCGAAGATGGCATGGTCAAGGGAGAGGAAGAAGCCAATATCCCGAAGGCTCCCAAATATGTGAAAGGAGTGTTTTAGATGCTGAATATTTCAAAAGGCATTATCAGCCGGCCGGTAAAAGGATGTGTGTATGGCGTAGAAGGTATCGGGAAATCCACCTTCGCCAGCAAGTGGCCAGACCCGCTTTTCTTTGACCTGGACGGCGGCACGGCAAGACTGGATGTGAAGCGTGTAGGAGACATTAAATCATGGCCGCAGCTGATGGAAAGCGTTAAGTTCATCTATGAGAATCCATCTACCTGCCGGACCCTTGTCATTGATACAGCCGATGCGGCTGAACGGCTCTGCATTGAATACATCTGCGGGAAGTTCTGCAAGAAGGGAATCGAGGACTTTGGCTATGGAAACGGCTACACCTATCTGGTAGAAGAATTCTCCCGCTTCCTGGTGCTTCTGGAAACGTGCATCACCCAGGGAATCAATGTCTGCATTCTTGCCCATGCAGTGCTCAAGACGGTCACCCTGCCGGATGAGATGGGACAGTATGACCACTGGGAACTGAAACTTTCCAGCAAAACTACGAACAAAGTGGCGCCGCTGGTAAAAGAGTGGGCTGACCTGCTTCTCTTCTCCAATTATGAAACCATCCTGGTCACAGATGACAAGAGCAAGAAACAGAAAGCCCAGGGCGGGCAACGGCTGATGTGGACATCTCACACCACTTTTGCCGATGCGAAGAACCGGTTCAACCTGCCGGAGAAGCTTCCCTTTGATTACAGCTATATCGCCAAGTGCATTCCGGATGGAGGGCAGGTACAGGAAATCGTCAAGAGTAAGCCTATTCCGGTTCCAGAAGCGCCGGCGAAACCCGAACCACCAACTACAAAGGAAACTCCGCAGGTTCCTGCGGCAAAGCCAAATAACCCGCTCCTTGATAAGGTATATCAGCTGATGAAGCAGAACGATATCACGGAAGAAGAAATTGTGAAGGCCGTGGCCATGAAAGGGTATTTCCCGGACGATATGAAGCTTGGCGACTATCCGGATAATTTCATCGACGGCGTTCTCATCGGGGCCTGGGATCAGATCAAACAGTTCATTATCAATAATATTTCACCGTTTAAGGCATAAGGAGATTTCAAAATGGCAGAATACAACAATCATGGCAATTTCTCACAGTTCGGATCCGCACAGCCGGATGCCGCTGCTTCAGATAAGACGCTGGACTGGGACAGCGAAATTACAGATGACAGTAAGAGTTTCGTTCTTCTCAAACCGGGAGTCTACAACTTTACAGTGACTAAATTCGAAAGAGGCCACCATGCGGGAAGTGCTAAGATTCCGCCCTGTAATAAGGCCACTCTGGGCCTTATCATTCACGGTGATAAACAGGGAGAAGGTTATGCGCAGGATCAATTATTTCTCACAGCAAATCGCGCATGGACATTAGCACAGTTCTTTGTTTCTATCGGTCAGATGGAAGTCGGAGGTAAACTCAGAATGGATTGGAACCATATCGTTGGAGCTACCGGACGTTTAGAGCTTCGCAACGAAGAATATAACGGAGAAATGAGAAATAAAGTACGTCGCTATCTTCCACCGTTAGAGGATAAACCTGCAGGTGCCGCAGGCTATAAGGCCGGGACGTTCTAATCATGGAACTCCGGCCGTACCAGAAGGAAGCCATTGCGGCCGTCGAAAAGGAATGGGAGCAGGGCCATAAAAAGACCCTGCTCGTTCTTCCGACAGGCACGGGCAAGACTATTGTTTTTGCCAATGTTGCCAGGGACGAAGTCCGCAGGGGCTCAAAAGTCCTTATCCTGGCACATCGGGATGAGCTGTTGACGCAGGCACAGAAAAAAATCAAATCGGCAACAGGTCTCCTCTGTGCAAAGGAAAAGGCAGATGAAACAAGCCTGCACAGTTTCCGCCGCATCGTAGTGGGTTCCGTGCAGACACTCATGAGGGATAAAAGGCTGAACCAATTCGCTCCGGATGCCTTTGGGAGCATCATCATCGATGAAGCCCATCACTGTCTGGCAGACAGCTACCAGCATATCTTAAAACATTTCCCGGAGGCCCATGTACTTGGCGTAACGGCCACACCGGAAAGGAATAACCTCATGTGCCTGGGGTCCTATTTTGATTCCCTTGCTTATGAATATTCTCTTCCCCAGGCCGTGCGGGATGGCTATCTCTGCAAAATCAAAGCACAGACAATCCCTCTAAAACTGGATTTAAGCGGGGTATCCATGTCAGCGGGTGATTACTCGGCCGGAGGGCTTGGGACGGCTCTGGACCCCTATCTGGAGCAAATAGCAGAGGAAATGAAGACGTACTGCAAAGACCGGAAGACCGTGGTTTTTCTCCCTCTGGTAGCAACAGCGAAGAAATTCACAGCTATTCTGAGACATTATGGATTTTCTGCGGCAGAGGTCAATGGAAGCAGCCGGGATAGGGCACAGGTGCTGCAAGATTTTGAAGATGGTAAGTACAACGTCATCTGCAACGCCATGCTCCTCACCGAAGGATGGGACTGTCCATCAGTGGACTGTGTGGTCATGCTCAGGCCTACGAAAATCCGCTCACTCTACTGCCAGTGCATCGGGCGGGGCACAAGGATTTCCCCGGGGAAAAAAGACCTGCTTATCCTTGATTTCCTTTGGAATACCGCAAAACACGACCTCTGCCGTCCGGCTTCCCTGATCTGTAAGACGCAGGAAATCGCTGATCGCATGACAGAAGACCTGGAAGCTTCCGGTGAAGCCGTGGATATCGAGGATGCGGAAAAGCAGTCCAGGGAAGAAGTCATCGAGGAAAGGGAAAATGCCCTGGCAGAACAGCTCAAGGCCATGAAGGCAAGGAAACGGAAGCTGGTAGACCCTCTCCAATACGAAATGTCTATCCAGGCAGAAGACCTTTCCGGCTATGTACCCACCTTTGCATGGGAAATGGCACCAGCCAGCAAGAACCAGCTGCAGACACTGGAAAATTTCGGTATTCTTCCGGATGACATTGAAAACGCAGGCAAGGCCAGTCTTATCATTGACAAGCTGGTCAAACGGAAGAATGCAGGGCTGTCCACGCCAAAACAGATTCGATTTCTGGAAAGCAGGGGATTCATGCACGTGGGGACATGGAGCTTCAGCTCTGCCAACAGCATGATTGCCCGGATTTCCAAGAATCATTGGATGATTCCCAAAGGCATAGATCCTGCATCCTACATGCCGGAACCGGAGTTATTCGTTGGTGAAGGATTATGATGAAATTCGATTTAAGGGACCCTTTGTCTGCCATAGACCCTGCTTCCTGCAGTTATGATGAATGGCTGCAGGTGGGCATGGCCCTGCAGCATGAGGGGTATCCCTATGAGGTATGGGAAGAGTGGTCACGGAATGACAGCGCCCGATTTCATGAAGGGGAATGCGCCATGAAATGGAAATCCTTTCAGGGAAATTCGGATCCTGTCACTGGGGCCACAATCACCCAGATGGCCAAGACAAGAGGATGGTCATCGAAAAAGAAATCAGAACCGGACCGGGCTCTGGAATGGGACAGCGTGATTTCCGATGTGCAGATCGTAGACACCCATTATCTGGAAGCGGAGAAGGAAATCAAGGAACCGGAGGACTGGGACCAGATGGGAGACATGATCGCCTATCTGAATGCCATCTTCCTTCCGGATGATATCGTGGCCGTAAGTATGCAGTCCTATGAGAAGGATGGACGCTATGTGCCATCGGCCGGTACGTATCAACTGACTGCCGGGCATTTCGTAGAACAGCTGAAGAAGTACAAGCTGAAGGCTCAGAAGGGTGAAATGTCTACCAATGACGCTATCGGCTATGCCATGGGCGACTATGATCCCGATGCCGGGGCGTGGATTCGTTTCAATTCTTTCGATGGTCAGGGCGTAAAGAATATCAACGTGGCAGACTACCGCTATGCGCTTGTGGAGTCTGACTCCATGGCACCGGGCCTTCAGGAAGAACTCATCCGGAAGATGGAGCTCCCTGTGGCGGCGCTGGTGTTCTCCGGAAAAAAATCCATCCACGCCATTGTCCACATTGATGCGGCGAACCTGACGGAGTACAAGGAACGAGTACAGAAGCTCTACGACATCTGCAAGCATAACGGCCTTATGGTGGATGATAATGACCGTAACCCTTCTCGACTTTCCCGACTACCAGGCGTCTATAGGAATGGGCACAAACAGTTCCTCATGGCCACGAACATCGGCAAGAAGAATTATGCTGAGTGGCTGGGATGGGTGGAAAGTCTTAATGATGACCTGCCTGATCCGGAAAGCCTGGCCAGTGTATGGGATGATATGCCGGATCTGGCGCCTACGCTGATTGATAATGTGCTCCGCATGGGGCACAAGATGCTTCTGGCGGGACCGTCAAAAGCAGGGAAGTCCTTTGCACTCATTGAGATGTGCATCGCCATCGCCGAGGGGACGAAATGGCTCCAGACATTCCAATGCCAACAGGGCAATGTGCTTTACTGCAATCTGGAGCTGGACCGGGCGTCCTGCCTGCACCGTTTCAAGGATGTGTATACGGCGCTGGGCATTGCTCCGGAGCATCTACAGAATATCGACATCTGGAACCTGCGAGGACAGGCAATCCCCATGGATAAGCTGGCGCCGAAGCTTATCCGCCGGGCGGCCAAGAAGAATTACACGGCGGTGGTCATTGACCCGATTTACAAAGTCATCACCGGTGATGAGAACAGTGCTGACCAGATGGCTCATTTCTGCAACCAGTTTGACAAAATAGCCAGCGAGCTGCACAGCGCTGTCATTTACTGCCATCACCATTCCAAAGGCGGCCAGGGTATGAAGCGGTCCATCGACCGATCCTCCGGTTCCGGTGTCTTTGCAAGAGACCCCGACGCCATTCTGGACATGATTCCCCTGGTGGTATCGGATAGCAAGAAAACGCCCTACGATGAGGAGGCAGACAGGGCAGCAGGCGTCCGGTCCAAGCCTACGGCCTTTCGTATCTCCGGAACACTCCGCGAATTCCCGGCATTCGAACCGGTAAATGTATGGTTCCAGTATCCCATCCATGTGCCGGATGAGGCAGGCTTCCTGAACATGGCTATGGAAGAAGGCAGTCTGGCAGACATCCAGGCAAAGGGACGGGAAGCAGGGAACCTGGTAAAGAAAGCGAAAAAGGAGAGCCGCGTAGTCCAGGTAGATACGGCGTATGAATCCCTGTCTATAGGAGATGAGCCGGTGACGGTCAAGGCCATGGCAGAATACTTCGACGTCTCTGAAAGAACTGTGAAATCATATATCGAACAAAACGGAAAATACAAATGCGGTGAAGGTAAAGTATACCGCAATGAGTAACTCTAATATTCTGCTAATATTTGGAAAAACCAGTTTATATATATAGGAATTTCCCTAAAGAAAAACCGAGGGATGGAGGTAGGGAAGGGTGTGGCGAGAAGCTGCGCCACACACCCTTCCCTACCTCCATCCCTTTAGTAGGAATGTCAGAAAATGAGAGATTCCTGTGTCCAGTAAGGAGGTAAATATGAAAATGAATCATTTCTTCCTTCCTATGAAGGTACCTACAAAAACATTTCAGGAAAAGAAACTCCGCACAGTCAAAGGCCGGGCGGTGCTCTACACGCCGCCTGAACTGATGGAAATCAGACAGAAGTATATTTCCGCCCTCATGCCCTATGCGCCTCCTGTGCCGGCAGAAGGTCCCATCTCCCTTTACCTGATGTTCTGCTTCAAGGATGAGAAACACAAGCTGGGAACGCCAAAGATTACCAAGCCCGATCTCGATAACCTTGAAAAGGGCTTGGTGGATTGCATGACGAAATGCAATTTCTGGAACGATGATTCTCAGATCTGTCTCGAGTACATTTCGAAAAGCTACGAGATACATGAAGGAATTTATATAGAGGTTGTTCAGCTATAGGAGGCACAAACAATGACTGATGTAACAGGAGCTCTTCTCAGCCGTCAGGTCCGGCGTGAGATCGAACGGAAGAAAAGTAAGAATGCGGTACTTACGGTGAAACCGGATTATTTGAAGGACCTTTGCTCGCAGACCGTAGCAAAGGAAGCGGCCAAGCCGACGCCGGTCGCAAAGGCGGTGAGCTATGGAAAGATTGTTTGAGGAGCTGCTTGCGATTCCGGCCATGGTTATCCATGACAAGTTCGGAAGCCTGATGAAGAAAGAAGGCCGGGTGGAGAAATTCGTAGGCCTTTGTATGGAAGAGTACAAGTGCTACGAAGAAGGATATGTCAGGCTTGATGAAATGGAAAAAATCCTGAAGGACGAAGCCGGCGTAGAAATCAAAGGATGGCACTGAAAGGAGAAAATAACATGAGAAAATTTGAAGTTGTGAAAAATTGTCCATTTCCAGTGAAGCTGCCGAAGAGAAGTACTGCCGGCAGTGCGGGGTATGATTTCTTTGCAGCATACCCGTTTTCTATCGGGACAGGGCAGACAGTATTTGTTAAGACGTGGGTAAAGGCAAAGATGCCCAAAGACACCGTCCTTTTGCTTTTTGAACGTTCATCATGGGGATTCAAGAAACAGGTCTCAATCCCTAATTCAGTAGGAGTGATTGATTCAGACTACTATGGAAATGCAGCCAATGACGGTAATATTGCCTTTGCTTTTACGAATCATGGAAGTGAACCCCTTGAGGTGAAAGTTGGAGATAAAATCGGGCAGGGAATTTTTCTTACTTTCCTTCTGACGGACGATGACGAAGCAGATGGAGGGCGTGTTGGAGGTATGGGAAGCACAGGTGATTGACTATGGTAAAGAGACCATCAAAGAAACATCTTCAGAGCATCCCGATTGAAGCCATGCAGTCAGTCTCCGTGCCATGTGATGACAAGTTTAGCGAGATGATGGTATCTGCAGTAAGGTATTCGCTGGGCAGAAGGTGAAAGAGAAATGATGATTGTGATTATGCTTGTTATCATCTGCACCGTAATGAATACGGTGTTCGGGTTCCTTATCTATGCACGGATTAACGACCTGGAAGATGAGCTCGAATGGGAACGTTCCTACAACGGTGACCTCATGAACCAGCTCAAGGATACAAGATATGATGTTGAGGAAATGAAAAGGAAGGAAGACAAATGGACGGTAAGGAAGATTTAGAGTCTTTTGACGCATTGGGGATTGGATTCAGGAAGAATGGGGACAGGTCGGGCATGGCTATTGCCCAGTCCCATTACAACCAATGCGATGTAGAACCTATTGAAATCATGCAGATGTACTTCAACGTGCAGGAGATGTATGGCTTCTGCAAAGGAAACGCCGTGAAGTACGTTCTCCGCTCAAGGTTCAAGGGGCATGAGCTCCAGGATATGGAAAAGGCCCTACAGTATACGAAATGGGCGGTTGACGTTCTGAAGGGCGAGAAGATTGACCCACGGAAGTGAGGTGTATGTATGACTGCTAAGGAATATCTTTCTCAAATACGCCGGATTGACAAAAGGATTGAAGCACTGTCCCGTGATGAGGAGAAGACCCGCTCGAGGCTCTACAATATCAGCGGTATCGACTATTCCAAAGACTGTGTGGACGGCGGCGGTGACGGTGATATTTCTTCACGGCTTATCTGCGTTGACAACATCTTGACCGGCATAGCCAAGAAGAAAATCTACCTAATTGAAGCACGGGAGACGGCAAGGACAGCGCAAACAAGGACAAGAGCTAGGAAGGCGGGGCAGTGATGGAAGCGGTGTGGATTATTTTCGGGGCATTCGTAGGGGTGATCGTGGTTATTTTCACATTGTGCTTGTTTTTCGTGAATGCCAAATGGAGGGATGAATGACAGTAAAGGAGCAGTTGATACAGGTCAGGAACCAGGAATGCATGGTCAGGGCCTATGAGGATGAATTAGGAGAGCTTCGGCGAAGGGCGTACAACATTTCCAGCCCGAAGATGGCTGACAAGGTACAGAGCAACCACCAGTCATCTCTGGAGGACATCGTGGAAAAGCTGGACGCCCAGGCAAGGAAGGTGAATGAGGCATGGGATACGCTGATTTCCATGAGGGACGAGGCCGAGGCGCTTATCAACCTGGAAGAGGATATGCAGAGACGGTGTGTCCTTTGGCGGTATTACATTCTTGGTGAATCGTGGGAAAAGGTGGCTGCAGAAATGAATTTCTCTTTACGTCAAATTCAGCGACTGCACGGATGGGCTCTTTTGGACGTTGAGAGAAATGTTGGCGCTAAATGTCATTGAATGTCACCAGGAAATTAAATATTATGGTAGTGTGGAATTCAGGGATAAAGAATGTCACACCTCCTTAAAAGAAGCATGCGTCATGTCAATCAGGCGCATGCTTTTTACATGGGCTCTTCGTACAGAGATAAGTACACCGGTCTCCAAAACCGGAAAGGTGGGCTCAAGACCTGCAGCGCCTGCCATTCATTCTATTACCTAATAGGAAGTGAAAACCCCCATGCTTTTTTCATGCCCCTACTGTGGCCGGATACACCCGGCTGGGTACGTTTGCCCAAAGAAGCCGAAGCACAAGTGGTATCGCAAAGTAAGAGGACAGAACGAAAGATTCAGAAGTTCAGCAGCATGGCAGAAGAAAAGGATTGAGGCTCTTGAACGTGATCACTACCTTTGCCGCATCTGCTTTGAGGATGACCATGTTATCAACAATGCAGGGCTTCAGATTCATCACATCACATCACTTGATAGAGACTTTGAGCAGAGACTTGATACAAATAATTTAATTACATTGTGTCCAAAACATCATGAAGAAGCAGAACACGGCATCATTCCTGCCGACCGGCTCCGCGAGCTGGCGAAAATGTCCCCCCGGCTTCCGAAACTTAAGAGTTGACAATGTCCCTAGACCATACTGCCCTACCTCAATTCACACAAACTTTGATTTCTCAGGCGTTTTTTGGAAGGATTTATAATGCCAAACTATAAAATCACTCAGACAAAACTAAATAGAATGGCGAAAGAGATGCTTGAAACGGCCGATGCCTATGGGCTGACTGATGACTACCTCTTCATGACAACCTTCCGGAGATATACAACGCAGGTTGCGCTTGCGGAAGAGCTGCAGAAGAGCCTGGAAAAGGACGGCGTCCTTGTTACCAAGGAATATGTCAAAGGCCGGGCCAATATTTACACCCATCCCGGTATCAATTCCTATAACAGAGTGACCGACAGTGCAAACAAGACAGCACAGGCATTAAGTAAGATGCTGGAAGATGCCAGGAATAAAAAAGAAGAGGATCCTAAGAACAAGGCCATGCAGGATCCTTTACTGAAGGCTTTAAAGGGCTGACGTGGCATGCCCAGTGAGTACATTAAGAACCATCCTGCCTATCGCTATGCCAAAGCTATTGTTTCCGGAGATTTCACCAGCATGGCCATCATTCCGGAAATAAAGGATATATATAAGCCTCCCACCTACGTCATTAAGCAATGCAGTGACTTCCTACAGGTTGCAGACGGGGAAAACCCGAATTTCTGCATCAATGAGCACAAATGCAGACAGATAGATGGGCTCCTGAAGCTTTTAATCATGCCCAGGGGCCTGCAGTTCGGAAAAAACCTGTATGAATGCACTGTCAGCTACCAATGGCTGTTTTATGTGGCCGTGCTGGCCGAAGTTTACCGCACGGATCCAGAGAAGCGGCGCTATGAGCGGGCTGTCCTGGAAATCTGCCGGAAGAACTTCAAGACTTACACGGTGGCCACCATCTTCATCATTCTGTTCCTGACGGAGCCGCCTTTTTCTCAGTTTTTTAGTGTGGCACCGGACCGGGCACTGTCCAAAGAAGTGAAGGAAGCCATCCAGAACACACTATCCGTGTCTCCCCTGGTCTACTATGACATGCATGGCCTGAAGCGGTTCAAGCTGCTGCGGGACTGCATCAAGTGCACATTGACGCAGACGACCTATACGCCTCTTGCTTATGCGGCGAACCGCTTTGATGGACGTTTGCCGAACGTATTTCTGGCAGACGAAGTCGGGGCCCTGCCCAACAACAGCGCCATTGAAGCCATGGCATCCGGCCAGCTGAACATAAAGAACAAGCTGGGCTGTATTATTTCTACGAAATATCCAAAAGTGAATAACCCATTTGAATCGGAAGTCGCTTATTCGAAGCGTGTCCTGGACGGACAAGTGGAGGATCAGGCGATTTTTTCATTACTGTATGAACCGGATCCGGAAATTGCCAAGGAATGGATTACTAATCCATTGGCAATGGCCCAGGGGAATCCTGCAGGCATCGAGATTCAGGAAATTTGGGATGATTTGAAGAAAAAGCATGCCAGGGCGCTGAACATTGAAGCCACAAAGACGAATTTCCTCACGAAGCACTGCAACATTATGGCATCCGGCACATATGACGGAGAATCCTACATTTCATTGGAGGATTTGCGTCGCGGAAAGGTTAAAGGCATCGACCTGCATGGCCGTGACGTCTATGTAGGCGTTGACCTTTCCATGACAAACGATAATACGGCGGTCAGTGTGATTTCCTACGATGCCAAAGCCGATGTGGTTGACTGCATCCCCATGGTTTTCATTCCGGCGGACAGGATTGAGGAAAAGACCAGGGCAGAAAGGGTACCTTATGCCGAATACATTGCAGATGGTTACGTTGTGCCATGTGGCGATAGGACCATTGATTACAAAGTGGTTGAAGATTATGTGTTCAGCCTGGAAGAAAGATATGGCTGCAAGGTCAAGGCTCTGGGATTTGACCGGTACAACTGTCTAAGTTCAGCCCAGAAATGGGAAGAAGGCGGCATTGATACTGTGGAAGTAAAACAGCATTCCAGTGTGCTCCACTCCCCTACTAAATGGCTGGCAGAGCTTATTGCAGACGGTAAATTTCACTATGAATCAGGGAACAAGATGGTTGAAATCAACTTTGAAAATGCCAAATGCGTTTATGACACCAACATGAACCGATATGTAAATAAGAAGAAGTCTAACGGAAAAATAGATATTGTGGCAGCCACCATCAACGCCATGTATCTATTGGAGCAGGATGTTAAACTCAATACTCCAATAACGTGGGGCGCACAATTTTAAGGAGGTGAAACAATGAGCTTACTAAGTTTTCTGGGACTTAAAAAAGAAGATGAAGAAAAGCGGTCTCTTGAAAATCCGGCTGAGACGCCTGCAGGATTGGCTGACCTTATCCAGGCAGATATCGACATGCGTGCCACCAGGGAAGAAGCTTTAACCCTTCCGGCTGTGGCATCCTGCCTGCAGTTTATTGCCGGTGCCGTTTCCGGAATGCCGGTAAGACTGTATAGGAAGAGGGAAGACGGCGGGAAAGAAGAGATTGATGACTACCGCACTCAGCTGCTGAACCGAGAAACCGGTGATACTTTGGACGCAGTGCAGTTCAAGCGGGCAATGGTAATAGATTACCTGTTAAACGGTGCCGGTTATGCTTTCGTGAACTGGAAGAGTAATAAAGTTCAGTCTATTAACTATATTGCCTATGAAAATGTTTCCCCTGTAACCAATTCGAATCCTGTTTTCAAGGCGGTTAATTACTGGATTAACGGGCATCGCTATTATGATTACCAGATTTTACGCATTCTCAGGAACAGTGATGATGGAATGGAAGGCCACGGCATCCTTAAAGAGAACCAGGCACTTTTCTCCACCATGTTCAAGGCACTGAGATATGAGCACAGCACCATCGGATCAGGCGCTAAAAGAGGATTTTTAAAGTCCAGCAGGCATTTGGACAAAGATATTCTTAAAGCTCTCCGTCTGGCGTGGGCAAAACTGTTTTCCGGGGATAACAGCGTGGTAGTGCTGAATGATGGACTTGATTTTCAGGAAATTGGCACAACAGCAACGGAAAACCAGCTGGTGGACAACAAAACCATCAATAATAACTCTGTTTATGCCATTTTCGGTATTCCCACAGGGCTTTTCAGTGATAATCCATCATCTGAAACCTATCTGCAGGCCATCCGGACAGCAGTTCTTCCGGTTGCCAGGGCGCTTGAAAATGCCTTGAACAAGTTTATGCTTCTGGAATCGGAGAAAGACAAGCTGTTTTTCACCCTGGACAGCAGCGCAATTACGGAAGCCGACACCATGACACGGTATCAGTGCTATGAAATCGGCCTTAAAAATTCCTGGCTCACTGTGGATGATATCCGTAAGCGTGAAAATATGCTGCCTGTTGGCATGGACTTTATCAAGCTGGGCCTTGATGCAGTGCTTTATAAGCCACAGACAGGCGAAATCTATACTCCGAACACCGGCGTGAAAGCCAACATCAACGATGCGGCCGCGCCTCCTAAAGACAGCACTAATTTGAAAGGAGGTGGTAACGATGAAAGTGGAAATTCGCAGTGATAACACTGCAATTATCGAAGGGTATGTGAACGCTGTAGAAAGAATGTCCAGAACTCTGCATGATTATGACGGAAAAAACTTCCGGGAAGTGGTAAAAGCAGGCACCTTTGCAAAAGCGATTGCCACAAACCCGAATGTGAAGCTGTACTTCAATCATGAAAGAGCCATAGGCGGTATGGATGATGGCACCCTGGGGCTGAAAGAGGATAATATTGGTCTCTATGCAAGGGCGATTGTCAATGATCTGGACATTGTGCGGGAAGGCCGTGCAGGAAACCTATCCGGCTGGTCTTTTAGCTTCTGGATTAACCCCAACGGGGAAACATGGCGTGATGATGACCAGAACGGACGCATCCGTGAGCTGACTGATATCAGCCTGAATGAAGTATCTATTCTGGACGTCACTCCGGCATACTATGCAACTTCCATTAACACCCGTGATGAAAAGGCGGCACTGAGAGAAATTCGTGTAGTAGATGACAAGACGGATAGCGTTAATGACATCTACGGAGCTTTGGAGCGGAAAAAGAGACAGATTGAAATTTTAAAGATAGGTATTAAATAGGGAGGATAATCATGAATCTGAAAAAACTCATAGAAAAACGTAATGCTTTGGTCGATAAGCTGAATGAAATCGTTAAAAAGGCCGAAGATGAAACCCGCGCCATGAACGATGATGAAAATAAAGAATTTGACCAGGTTACTTCAGAAATCCGTGCACTGGATGCAACCATTGAAAAAATCAGGGCTGCAATGTCAGTCAATAAATCTCAGGAACCGGAAGAACCGGCTGTAAAAAAGGCTGAAAAGAACGAAGAACGTGCTTTTGCCGCCTATATCCGTGGCAACCTGGAAGAATGCCGCGCTGCCGGTGACATGACCCAAACCGATAACGGTGCAGTCATTCCTAAGACCATTGCAAAAAAGATCATTGAACTGGTAAAAGATATCTGCCCAATCTACGCACTGGCTACCAAGTTCAACGTAAAAGGAGATCTTGTATTCCCCAAATTTGATGATTCCAATGGCCCCACTGCTTCCTATGCAGAAGAATTCACTGCACTGACTTCTAAGAGCGGCACTTTCAGCGGTATCACTCTGAAAGGCTACCTTGTTGGCGCACTCACCAAGGTTTCTGTTTCCCTGATTAACAACACTGAATTCGACCTGACTGCTTATGTAGTCAATAAGATTGCTGAAGCTGTAGCAGAATTTCTTGAAAAACAGCTGCTTGTTGGCACTGATGGCAAGATGACCGGTCTGGCATCCTGCACCCAGAGCGTTACTTCCGCTGCTGCAACTGCCATCACTGCTGATGAACTGATTGACCTTCAGATGAGCGTTAAACAGAGATTCCAGAGCAATTGCGCATGGATCATGAACACCAACACCTTCAAGGCTATTCGCAAGCTGAAAAACTCTGAAGGTGATTACCTGATGAATCGTGACCTCACCAATGAATTCTCCTGGGACCTTCTGGGCAGACCTGTATACATCTCTGATGCTATGCCGGATATTGCAGCCAGCGCTATTCCTGTATTCTACGGTGATTACTCCGGCCTCTATGTAAAACTGGCTGAAGACATCAATGTTCAGGTGCTGAAGGAACGCTATGCAGAAGAACACGTTGTTGGCGTCATTGCATGGACTGAAATCGACAGCAAGATTGTGGAAGAACAGAAGATTGCTAAACTTACCATGAAATCCGCTTGATTTGAGGTGACCTGTCATGAAAATCAAGGCATTGCTTAGCTTCACCGGGGCTGTCACCATGCATCCCGGTGAAGAACGAACAGTAAGTGATAAGATCGGCAAGGACCTTGTCCAGGCCGGTCTTGCTATCAAGCTGGATGAGCCAGAGGAACCCAAGACAGAGGAAACCAAAGCAGTGAAAAAGCCTCTAAAGGAGAAAGCTGCAAAGGAGGCGTGACGTATGAAAGTATCGGAACTGACCGTTGATTTCCTGCAGGAATACGTTCGTGCGGATGGCAGCGCCGCCACGATGCTTGAACCGATGCTTGCCGCTGCCATTCATTACGTCATGACTTACACCGGACTGACGAAAGCACAGCTGGATGATTATGAAGACATTACCCTGGCGGTGATGGCTCTTGTGGCCGACATGTTCGACGTGCGCCAGTACACTGTGACTAACGCAGAGGTGAATCCTACGGTGAAATCCATCCTTGACCAGCATAGTTATACAGGGCTGGAAGGAGGCATTGACTATGTATCGGAAAGTAGCACCTAACCTGTCATCCATTCTGAACCGGAAGATAGAAATCTATCAGCCTGTACAGGGGGATGAGAACGAGCTGGGCCAGCGTGATATCGCTGAAAAGCTTATTGATACTGTCTATGCCGCCATTGTTCCGCAAACCGGCACCATGCTCCACGGCCGTGCGGCCGATACGGTTCTTACCCGCGTCACGCATAAATTCATTATTCGTTATCGTTCTGACCTCACGACTGATATGTATATCAGATACGGAGGCCAGCGGTACGACATCATTTATCTTTTGGATCCATACGCCAATCATGAGCGTTTGGAGATTTTCACGGAGGGGATTATTCAATGATTGAGATGCATTTTGACTTGCATGAACTCACGAAGTTGAGTGATGACTTCATGGAAGCAGCAAAAGAGAAATTCCCACGGAAGACAAAAAACTTCATGGGCAGGGCAGGAAACCGGATGAGAACAAGAGCAAGAGCCGCCTACAAATCGGATATTAAACATTCCAAAACAGGGAATCTGGTGCGTGGCCTTTCCCGTGGGCGGCCTTACATCTATGGAAAAGATGAATTTTCCGTACGTGTCATAAACAAAGCTCCTCATGCCCACTTGTTTGAGCATGGGCATGTGCTTTGGGCGCATCCGCCAGGTGCTAAACATGCAATCAAGACGAATAGGATGGTTGAAGGACGGCACACTATGGCCCATACAGAAAAAGCCTTCCAGGAAGAATATGAAGGGATGGTTGATGAGTTCGTTGACCAGCTCTTACAGGAAGGTGAAATCTTATGAGCTTAGTTACTCCGGCGGAGGTCATCGCCAGATTCACCAAGATATTGCGGGGCGCTTTCCCTGATGTTCCGGTACAGAATACCGACATCACTGAAGGATTCAAAAGACCCTGCTTTTTCCTTGATCTGGAAGGCGTCGATACAGGCCGTGTAGGCACCTATTATGAAGATGGGCTGTCTTTCCGGCTTTACTACTTTGCGGCTGACACCTACAAAGGTTTCGTTGACTTACTGAAGAAACGGGATGCCATCATACAGCTGCTGCAGGACACTACACGGCTGGATCCAGATGAAAATTCCGAAAAATATGGTTTCGTAATTCAAGCTGATGATACGATCCGGAGCGACATCAATCAGGCTGACAAGGTTTTACAGATTGCTTTTACTGTGGACCTTGTACAGGATGATAACAGACTGCCGGATGCGGACCTTATCGAAGACCTAGAATTCAAACCATCTGCTGTGCCATCTACAGATACGGGCCGTTCTTCTACTGAAGATTCTTCTGAATCTGATGAGGAAGAAGATAAAACCTATAAAGTAGATGAATTGTGAAAGGAGTAAATTAGATGGGACTGCCAACAATTGAAGTTGTGTTCAAGCAGCTGGCCGTTTCTGCAATTAAGCGTTCTGAGCGCGGTATTGCGGCTATCATCATCAAAGATGATACGCTGAGTGAAACGGACATCACGAAAAAAACCTACAGATCCAGTATGGATCTTGATTCTAAGAGCTATACCGAAGCCAACCTGAAAATCCTTGAACGGTGCTTCCTGGTTGCGGTGAATAAGGTTGTAGTCATTTCTCTTCCTACTGCAGGGGATTTCAAGGATGCGCTGAAGATCCTTGATAAAATCAAATACAACTACGTCTGCACCACTGATGCCGCAAGCCAGCAGGCTCTTGCAAGCTACGTTGTAGACTACAATGCCACCGCCAAAGGCATGATGAAGCATACAGTTTGCATTGTCTACGATGCGACTACTGCTGATTCCAAGTATGTAATCAACGTAAAAAATGCTACGGTTACTGAAATTCAGACTGCCAGCGATGGCACCAAGAGCAATGTTTCCGTGGTCATGAATGAATATCTGCCGCGTCTGTGTGCTATTCTGGCTAATCTGCCAATGAATCGCTCCTGTACTTCCTACGTGCTGGAAGATCTGGCCGATTGCGCGGATGTGGCCACAGATGATACAGACCTTGATGGCTGGATTGATAAAGGTTACTTCTGTCTGTATGTGGATGACGATGAAGTCAAGATTGCAAGAGGCGTCAACAGCCTTACCACCTTCACTTCCACTGATACGGAAGACATGAGCCACATCATCATTGTGGAATCCATGAACCTGATCATTGAAGATATCGCTACCACCTTCAAGCAGAAATACCAGGGCAAATACAAGAATTATCTGTCTAACCAAAAGCTCTTCATTGACGCGGTTGATGCTTATTTCAAGGAACTGGAAAAGGAAGAAATTCTGGATCCGGATTATACCGGCAACGATGATGCAGATACCACAGGCAATGAAGCCTACATTGATGTAGAAGCCCAGAGGAATGCCTGGCTGGCTGTTGGTAAGACTGCTGCAACTGACTGGACTAACGATAAAGTAAGAAGCATGGCATTCAAGACCACAGTCTTCCTGGCTGCCACGGTCAAGATTCTGGATGCTATCGAAGATCTGAAATTCGTCATTACTATGGAATAAGGAGGTGGCATAAATGGATAAAGGTGTAACAAATAAAATCATCCGCGGCACTAATGGCCGACTTTGGATGAATGACAAGCTTCTGGCCAATGTCAAAAGCTTTGAATGCAAGCTGAAACTGAATTATGAAGACATCGATGAGAACGGGAACCCCATCCAGCAGCGCCGCTATACAGGTGCCTCTATCGAAGGTACTATGGTACTGCATAAGGTTGATTCCTATGTGCTGAAGCTGATGAAAGATGCAGTTCTGTCCATGGCCATGCCTGACATCAATATGGTGGCTAAGGTTTCTGATTCATCCGTAACCGGCATGGAACGTGTGAAGCTGTCCAACGTCACTTTTGATGAAGTAGGCATGGCAAGCTTTGAAAACGCCAAAGTTGGAGAAGAATCTATTCCTTTCCGTGCTGGCGGCTATGTACCGACTGACACCATCGATGACTTTAATTAACAACAAGGCGGGCGAAAACCCGCCTTGCACTAATTTTTGGAGGATTAGCAAGATATGGAATCTAAAAAAGCAACTCTTGAAGAGCTTCTGAAGCGGAAAATGAAGAGTGAGAACGATAGGAATGCCTTCTTCCCCATTGAAAGTAAAATCGGTCTGACTTTCATGGCGCAGAAACTTCCAATTGATAAAGTCATTGACATGTTTGATGACCTCAATGTCGTCAATGGCAAGACATCTACAAGGGAAAGTTTTGAAGGGGCCGTCAAGATTATCTACGAATCCGTCCCAATGCTGCATGATGAAAAACTTAGAAACGGGCTGGCTGAACCATATGATGTGGTTCCCGCGGTTTTTGGGGATAACATTGAAGCCATTGTAGACTTTGCTCAGGCAATCATTGAAAAGTTCTATGTTGGAGCAGAAAGTGCAGTTCAAGAAATAAAAAACTGATGAAGCGTGACCACGAGCTGCTTGTAATTCGTTACTACATCGAACGTGGCCACAGCATTCATGAACTTGAATCTCTCACTCCCATGGAATGGCTTTTCTACCAGCTCCATGTGGACTTGATGGCTGAAGAGCAAGAGAGAATAACTAACGGGAAAGGGGGGTAAGGCATGGCAAGAGGCATCAACGTTCTTCTGACACTGGTAGATAAGTTTTCACAGCCGCTTAAAAAGGTGGCCGGTGAAACTAAACAGGCTACCAGGCAGATTAAAAATGCCCAGAATATGGTCAATAAATTTGCCGGTGGTGCGAACGAAAAGTTCCTGTCACTTGCGGGATCCGTGGCTAAAATCGGTATGGGTATTGCGGCCATTGGCACTGGACTTGCCATAGCAGGCGCCAAAAACTTTGCTGATGAAGCCATAGAGAAGGCCAATGCTCAAGTGGCCGCTGAGACCAAACTGGTAACGATTCTGGGAGATGTCAGAGCTATTCAGGAGCAAGGTGCCGGAGCGGCTGAACGGGCGGCTAAGTCTCTGGGAGAATATGCATCCCAATTGCAGACTGTCGGCGTTGTTGGCGATGAAGTTACCCTTGCTGGCATGGCACAGCTGGGAACTTTCCAGATGACGGAAGACCAGATAAAGACCGTTTCTGACGGTATGCTTGACCTGCTGGTCAATCAGAAAGGCCTAAACGCCACGCAGGAAGATGCGGTGAACGTGGCAAACATGATTGGTAAAGTCATGATGGGCAATGTTGGCGCACTTCAGCGTGTAGGCATCTCCCTGGATGATTACCAGAAGGACATCATTAAGACCGGCACGGCCGATGAACGCGCCGCCATGATTGCAGAAGTCCTTGCCCAGAACGTCGGCGGCGTCAATGAGGCCATGAGAAAGACAGAGGCAGGCAAAGCCGCGGCCATCATGAATGACTACGGCGACATGCAGGAAGAAGTCGGTAAACGGCTGAACAAGGTTCGTACAGGCATCATGACTGCCTTTGCAGGAATGATTACACCATTAGGAACTGCCCTGGCTCCGATCATGGACCAGCTTGTAGTAAAGGTGGATGAAGCACTGCCGGCTATTCAGGAATTCGCTAATAACCTTGCGGCGGCGCTGCCAGGAATCATTGAAAGTGTTGGTAATGGAATCAGCTTTCTTGTTCAGCACATTCAGGATTTCATTGGCATCGCCAAAACTGTTGCTCCGGTCATTGCCGGCATAGCAACAGGATTTGCGGCGTTCAATGTGATTAGCGGCGTCATCAGTAAAATTCAGATGCTGAGGACACTGCTGAACGGCATCCAGCTTGCCGGCGGCGTTGTCCAATTCGCCGCACTCTTGAATCCGATAGGATTAGTTGCGGCCGCTATCGGCGTGTTGGCTGTAGCATTCTACACACTTTATACACAGTCTGAGCCTTTTAGGAATGCAGTGAATGATCTGGCATCTCAGCTGCTGGCCTTGGGAGAGCTTGTTGCCGGTTTCCTGGCACCTGTTTTTGAAGTCCAGTTTGCAATTATTTCTTCTGTAGTAGAAACGGCCGTGGATGTAATAGGCGGCGTACTGACAAATGTAGTCAATGTGCTGTCTAATCTCATCGGTTTCATTGTGAATGTGTTTACCGGAAACTGGCAGGGAGCCTGGCAGAATGTGGTGAACATCTTCCAGGGAATCTTTGACACACTGGCAAGTATTGCGGCCGCTCCACTTAATTTCATCATCGGCTTGGTGGATAAAATCGCCAGCAAGGTAAGCTCTATACACCTTCCTTCCTTTGGTGGTGGCGGGGACACTGGCGGCGGTGAAAGTGAAGACAATAATGCTTTGGGCACCACTTACTTCCGTGGAGGTCCTACCATGGTTAATGAAAATGGCGGCGAGCTGATTACACTTCCATCCGGAAGCCAGATCATGCCGCACCGGGAACTGCTGCAGCTAATCAACAATGGTGGAAGTGGTGGCGGCGTAACAGTAAATCTATCTGTCCAGGGCAATGTGATTGGAAACCAGGACTACATGAGACAGACCGGTGAATATATCGCGGACAAAGTCCGTGATGCATTGAGGAACAGCTAGGAGGTGGGAATATGAGCTTATTGTCTGACATACTGCTTCAGTATACGGGCTCCTCCTACAGTGATTTGACCTCCGCGCTGAAATCCCGCATCAATATTGTGCTGAAGGTGGATAACACCACAGACAGCATTGTCTTCCCTGTTGTTCCAGGCGATTTTCCGGATATGAACAGCCCACAGGATAATGACACCTTTGAAGCCGTGACCGGTGACATTAATGTCATTGGTGCTCCTAAGCTTCGAACATTATCATTCTCCAGCATCTTCCCTGTTAATAAGAACTATCCATTCATCCGTGCACAGGCCAGTTACAAAAATGGGTGGGAGTATGTGAACTGGATTGAGAAATATCGCCGCTATGGCGTGGTGTTCCGCCTGATGTTCGTTGAAACATTCGGAGAGGTAAAGCTGGATATGCTCTGCACTATCGACAATTTCGTATACCATCAGGAAAAGAACAACGATATCAAATTCCAGATTGATTTCCGTGAGTACAAGAAGCCGCCGGTAAATATTGCAGCCAGCCAGGCATCTGAAGGAGTGATTGAATGAATAACTTCAAACTGACCTACTCCTACAATGGCACAACGAAAGATATTACCGGCATCACAAGCAACTATACCCGTGGAGACCAGATTGACCAGTTAGGTGAAGTATTCGATTTCGACCTGATTGATAATCCGCTTGACGTCAATTACCAGGGGAACCGGTTGGAGTTCGGCGGGAAAATCTGCTTCGAAAACAACGGTAAGGCAGTCTATACCGGAATCATTGAAGAAGAATCAAGGGAAGGGCCGTCAAAGTACAAATACAAAGCATATGATTACGCATGGTTTCTGAATAAAGACCAGGTATTTGTGCAGCTGGTGGACTGTACTGCATCTGATGCTATTCGAAGGATCTGTGACCAGAAGGGCATTGAAATCGGAGAAATAGCAGAAATGAATACGGTCATCAACAAGGTCTATAACGGAGATGAAGTTTCCAAAGCGCTGAAGGATATCATTGCTCAGGAAACAGATGCCACCGGCATTGAATACCGGATGGAAGTCCGGATAGATAAGCTATATATCACAAAGCGGGATGACCTGAAGATTACTGCTACCTATCAGCTGGCTCCGAATGAACAGCCTTTTGATATTACTGGAGTTATTGGAGACTACCAGGCAGACAGCAGTGTGAAAGACATCGTTACTAAGGTTGTTGTCACATCCGGAAATGAAAAGGATGAGTACGTTGTTGCGACTGCAGAAAACGCTGATGCGGCTAAAGTGTATGGCGAAATCGTCCATTATGAAAAGGTCACTGACAAGCAGAAAGACGATGCACAGAACATTGCCGACAAGAAGCTGAAAGAGCTCTGCCGGAAGAAAATCAGCAAGCGCCTGAAGCTCTTTGGTTCTGATGAAGTCAGATCCGGCAGGGTTCTCACGTTCAACAGTGAAGAGCTGGGCCTTATTGGTGACTTCCTGGTAATTTCTGCCAGTCATACCTATGACAACATCAATCATTTTATGACGTTAGAAATCCAGTCTACAAAAGACAATCAGGAAGGGGCGGTGTAAATGGCTGCTGATACCTGGGCCCAGGAGATGGCCAATCAGTTCAAAAAGCGGGACAATCCAAGACCTATCAGCAACTGCATCGGCCTGATTCTTCAGACCGGTGATGACTGGAAGGTTTCCATACAGAATGGTGCCTACATCATCGACAAGAAAAATGGCTACATCTGCCGGCACATCCTGCAGAGAGCCAGTGATTTTACGATTGATTCTGAAAGCCAGAGCGGCAGTCTGACAACCGGCAGCTGCACCGGCGGCTATAAGCACAGTGGAAGCAGCTATTCCACATCTAACACAGCCACAGGCCATGTCACACTGCATCCGATTGATGACTGGAAGCCTGGAAATAAAGTGATGGTAGCTCCAACAGCGGACAACCAGCGCTTCTTTATTGTGGATATCATCGTGTAGGAGGTGTGATTTATGTTTCCCTCCGATATTGATCTGAACGATTTGACCGCCGCTGTTTCTACAACCGATGCAAACAGCAGCACATCCGCGGCGACAACAGGGGTAACGACTTTAGGCCGGAGCCCATATTTTGATTATAAGAAAAAAGAATTCGTGATTAACTCCGGATTTAACCGTGAATGCACGCTGACAGAAAGCATCGAGCAGCATATCCGGCTTTTCATCAATACTGTCAAAAACAAATATGCCATTTATGACAAATATTTTGGCGTTGATACGAATGGACTTGTAGGCTATCGGCTGCCCAGATCCGTAGCAATTGCTACGATTAAGCAGCAGATTTCTGATGATTTATTGAAAACCTGTCCGGTAATCAAAGAAACAAAGGACTGGACGTTCTCAGGTGAATCCGGTGTATTTAGCTTCACAGCAGTCATGAATGATGGTGTAGAGGTGGTGATTTCAGAAAATGTATACGATTAACCAGATTCACAATACAATTCTCCAGGGAGTTCCGGATGACTACCAAAAAACGGAAGGCTTCCCCACTTATGACATTACCCGTGGTGTTTCTTTTGGGCAGTTTCAGTTGTGGAAGAAAGCCTTCCTGGTGGAAGAAAAGCAAAATGTAGATAATCTGGAAGGTACTGAGCTGGATTCATGGTGTGCACAGCGTGTCGGCCTAACCAGAAACAGTGCTGTAAAAGCAAAAGCAGTCATTCAGATTGTTTCCGGCGGCGGGCGAATCGTTGCCGGTGACTTGTTTGAAACGGTTGACGGCATCCAGTTCGAATCTACAGAAACCAAAACAGTCGCCCAGGGAGATACCTTCAATGTGCAGGCTGTAGTTTCCGGCACAAGTGGAAATGTGGCCGCTAATACCATCACTCAGATTCCCGTCACCATCAATGGTATCGGCTCTGTTACTAATCCGGATCCGGCAGAAGGCGGCTATTCAGAAGAGACGGATGATGAATTCCGTACACGCTATTATGAAAAGCTGCAGATTCCTGCTACATGCGGGAACAAATACCATTACCTGGCATGGGCAAAAGCTGTTGATGGCGTGGGCAATGCGCGTGTGTTTCCCTGCTGGAATGGCCGTAACACTGTGGAAGTGGTCATCATAGGAAATGATAATAAACCGGCATCTGACAGTCTGGTGCAGGCCGTCCAGGAATACATCGATCCAGGCAAAACCGGATATGGGGAAGGCCAGGCTCCTGTAGGTGCGGTATGCACAGTGAAATCGGCTGACACGGTATCGGTCACGGTATCGGTCACGATATCGGTTTCTACATCTGAAGACCTTGCAACTATCAAAGAAAATGTGACCAAAGCGATTGAATCCTACATCAGCTCCCAGGCATTCGCCGCCGGTGACAGTGAAACGGACTATATCAGCTATGCACGAATCGGTGCGGCCATCATCGGAACTACCGGTGTACTTGACTATTCGGATTTGAAAGTGAACGGCGGTACATCAAATATCGTCATTCCAAAGGAATCCGTGGCCGTGTTAGGTGGTGTAACCTATGCTGACTAAAACCATGCTCAAAGCACTGCATGCCTGGTATAGAGGCGACAAATGGGTAAAAGCTTTATATGATGCCATAGATTCTGACATGACTGGAGTTGATGGCAAGCTGATGCAGGACTACTACAACCTCTTCTTCGACAAGCTGGATGAAGATGGCTGCAAGGCGCTGGAAAAAGATCTGGGACTGACACCTGCAAAAGATGGCACACTGGAAATGCGCAGGATCGATATTCAAATAAACTGGCTGGCAAAGCAATTTGCATCCATGCCGGCTATCCAGCAGATTTGTGATGGAATCTACAATGGAGACTGCACAGCTGAGTATGACGGTGATGCAACTATCACTTATGCCTTCCGTCATTACATGGAACCGGCTCCTTATACGGATGCACTGGTAAAATCAGTTGACCGCATTAAGCCGGCACACATTGATTACAAGTTCAGGTACATCTACAACAAATGGCGTGACTATTACTATCCGTTATTCTGGTCCAATGTCAAAGCAAAGACTTGGGCAGATGAAGAATCAATGATATGGTCTGATAACTATGCACTCCGGCAAAACTGGTCATATATGAAGACCAGAACCTGGAAAGAAACCATGATTAAAGATGTTGACTAATAGGAGGAACAGAAATGGCAACAAGAACAAGTTACCTCAACTTGATTAAACCTGACTACACTGATGCTGCAGATATTGCAGATATCAATGCCAATATGGACACACTTGATAATACTATTCAAGGTCTCGATGAAACCGGCTCCAAATCTTTGACAGCACACAATAATGCAACAGATGCACACAGTGCGATGCAGGCAACTGTAGATGATACACTGGTGCCAACCGCAGACTTGAATACCATCCGTAATTTGCTCAGCAACCTGGGTAACAGGATCAAAGCGGCCACAGGTGCGAGCGGATGGAAAGGAGATCCAGCAACTACGCTGGCTTCACTCGCAACATTAGTCTCTAATCTATCGAGCGGCTCAGATGTCACTTGGTCTGGCACGAAATTCACAAACACTAAATTGGGCATTTCCGGCGTCATTGACACAAATGGCTATGTTGCTTTTGGTCCAAACTTCGGCGGGCTAATTATACAGTGGGGACTTTATGTTATAACAGGGGTCGATCAGTATAAAGTTTCTCTTCCCATTACGGTGAATAGATGCCTAGCTGGCGTGGTATCAGACCATGGGATGGCTAGATATGCTTTTGGATTCAGCCCAGATGACCTTATTATATATGGCCCGGGTACCACCTCAGATACTAGGTGTCATGTGATTATAATAGGGGTAGTGTAAACAGTGGGGAACTGTAACTGCGGGGGATTATGCTTTACCCATTTCTTTTATTTCTAAATACAGTGCTGTAGCATGTGATACTGGCTCTGCAAATGCAGCTATTAGAGTCAGCAAAAAGTCAAATTCTATTGTGAACTTTTACGGACGAGATTACAGTGGTAATGGTTACGAGAATCCATCCGTGACTTTTATTGCAGTAGGGGTGTGATACTCCTATATAAACTTATTTCCCAACAGCTAGTACAAAAGCTTCACCCCAATCTATGGCTTCCACAGAACTATAGATAGTCAATTCGCTTTTTGACTGTATTCTCACTCCGTAAGCAAGAGTAGAGCTTCCGGTATCTGTAGCAAAAGCAGAATAGCAAGTAGTTGGAAAAGCAAGTGGCAAAGCAAATTTGCATTGCTTATTAGGGAAATGATTTGTCATTCCAGCAATTCCCCACTGTCTAAAAGCCGATGATTATTGCTCTGAATCCCCAACTTCCGGATGTGTTTGTTAATACCGTTAGTTGTGAATTACTAGAGACATAGGAGGCATACCGAATGTCAATTACAGAGCCATCCATACCTACCACGGTCCCGGTTGTAGTAAAAGAGATTGGAAGAGTAATATAGCTTTGCGTACCAGACCCACTCTGATTTATCCACTGTTCAAAGAAAAAATATGTTGCCTGGCGGGCACTAAAAAAGTACCATGACCATGATAAAAGAGGCGGATCGGGGCCATGGGGGAACTGGGGATTTGTATGTAGAGAAATTAGTAACATGGTTGAGGAGCTAACCAAAACTGCTGAAATTCTTATGAAGGGAAGTGATATGTTGAGATTTCTGAATGGATTTGGCAGCATAAAACGATTATCAGGACACAGGCGCAGGCCCTATGTTGCCGTTAAATCCATAGAGGGAAAGCAAAAACCACTTGCCTATTTTAAGACCTATGAAGAAGCATTTCAGTATCTGCTCAAGTTAAACGGCGGGCGCATTACCAGAAGGAATTCTACAGATATCACTTTTGAGGAATTGTACGCAGAATGGGCAGACCAGAAATTCGATAAAATCAGCAAGAGCGGGATTAATGGGTATGAAACAGCTTTTAAGCATTGCCAAAAAATCTGGCGCATGCCTATGAATGAAGTCCGGTATAAAGTCGTACAAAGCGTTATCGATGATATGCGAAGGTCCGGCTTATCGTACAGCTCGCAGAAAAAGTTAAAAACCCTGTTCTATCAACTTTATGATTATGGTGTGAAATTGGATATCCTCGATAAAAACTATGCTCAGTATGTAGAGCTGGATCCGCGGGAGTACAAGCATAAAAAGAGGCCGTACAGCCAGAAGGAAATCGCTACATTATGGCAACACGCAAAAGAGCCTGGCGTACAAGAGATTTTAATGCTGATTTATTCTGGCGTACGAATAGGCGAAATGCTGGCACTCAAAACGGCGGATGTGCACTTATCTGAACGCTGGTTTCTGATCAGAAATAGTAAGACCGCTGCCGGGCGGATGCGAAAAGTACCAATTGCTGAAAAAGTCGTTCCTTTTTATGAAAGTAGGATAGGGACGGCTTTTCTTATCGGAAGCGGAGATAAACCTATAAGCTATAGTGCTTTTAGCTCACGTTATGATAAGGTAATACAGCCTTTAGGCATGAAACACACTATACATGAGACCCGGCATACCTGTGCTAGTCTACTAAATTCCGCGGGTGCTAATGACGTATGTACAAAGATGATTTTAGGGCACCAGCAGGAAGGCGTGACAAAAGCGGTTTATACACATAAAACCGTACAAGAATTAATCCATGCTATCAATTTAATTTAGGAGGTAACTATGAAAGATTATTTGATTCAGTTTAATGCGGACGGCAGAAGGGGCGCTACTTACGCAGCTGGAGTGCATTACTATGTCGATTCAGATGGGAATATCACTGACGGAAGTGTTAAAGTGCAGGATCTCATTAATCAGGGCTATGTGTTTGTCAACACAGACGATTATAATAACCTGCTTGGAAATAATTCGGATAAGAAAGAGTATTGCCGGCAGAGTGATGGAACCTTTGCGCCTTATGTAGCACCGGAACCGACAGACGAAGAAAAGAAAGCAGCTGAAAAGGCTTCTCTCGAAGCTGAATATGAATCAAACAAATCGGAAATGCTGGAAGCTCTGCAGGCGGCACAGCTTGCCGGTAACACTGATGCGGTGGCAAGTATTCAGCAGGATTATAAAGATATGACAGCCGCTTACAAGGAAGCGGTGGAAGGAGTGACGGCAGAATGAGTTTCTGGAAGAAAAAGAAGTACTGTGAATATTGCGGGAGCGAAAAGAACACTGACGGGAGCTGCAAGAATCCGAAGTGCATCGCTTACAAAAATGCAGAATCCAGTGAAACGGGAAGCACAACCGATAGTAAAACCGAAAGCAAAGAAGGATGATGCTGATGGACAGCGTTACTATCCTGCTTTCAGGACTGTCATCCCTGCTTACGGGAATTCTCCTATATAAGTTTCGTGAACGTAACGAGGCCGATAAAAAAGCTCTTGAAGAACAGCGGAAGAAACAGGAAGCTCTGGCAATGGGCGTGGTGGCCATGTTACGAGACCGGTTAATTGACACTATGGATTATCACATCAAAGCGGGATGGGTAGCTGTTGAAAAAGCCGATGTAGTTACCAGGATGTTCCTGGCATACCATAACCTGGGAGGCAATGATGTAGTGAGCCATTCTTACCAGCGCTTCATTGACCTCCCACACTGTGAGTGCAGAGCCGAACGGAGTGATGCCGATGTTCGAGTTCGAAAAGATTGATATTGAAAACATTTTAGTAATCATAGCCTTGTCAGCAAGTCTGATAATGGCTATTTTTTATGGTCTGGATAACCTGGCAATGAGTATTGTGACAGGCCTTCTGGGCTATATTGGCGGAACAATTAAAAGCAATCCGAAAGGAGGTGATAAGAATGGCAAAGATAATTGATGTTTCTTTCTGGCAGAAAGATATCGACTACGATGAAGTTGAGGCTGCAGGCGTTGATGGCGTAATTGCGAAAATCTCTGAAGGAACTTCTATTGAAGAAACTTGGTGGGGGCATGTTTCTGAAGCAGAAAGCCACGGTCTGAAATGGGGCGTGTACTGCTACAGCCATGCATCCACTCCGATAGAAGCTGCAGAGGAAGCCAATGAAGTGGTTTATCTGCTTGAAGGGCGCACGCCTCCTATGGGAGTATGGTTTGATTTTGAGGCTCCGGAATGCCTGAAAGCGGAAGATCCCACGGCGGTTTGCAGTGCATTTATCAATGCAATCAATGCCCAGGGGATTCCTTGCGGGATCTATGCCAGCCTTTCTACCCTGGAAGATGTTGTTGACGTCTCCGCTTTGGGAGACTATGTACCCTATTGGGTAGCGCAGTACAGTAACAGTTGTAGCTTCGCTGATGAATTTCCGGATCATGTACTTGCCGGATGGCAGTACAGTGACAAGGGCTACATTGGTAACACCAATGTGGATATGAATGAATGGTATCTTGATTTAGATTAGGAGGATCATTATGAGTAAATGGACTGATGTAAGAGATTCTGTTATTGATGCACTGAACCTTGACGATGTAACTGATCAGGTAAAAGTTGATCTGACTACCCAGATCGTAAATAACGGCATGCCGGCCATCGAAGATGTAGCTGATGCCTTCGTGACCAAAATCCAGTCTCAGGCAACTGCAGAAACCGGATGGAATAAAGTGCGTGACCAGGTTGTTCTGCCTCTTCTGATTAAAGGCGCAATCTATTTTGTGAAAACTGTCCTGGCTAAAACTGTGCCGGCAGAATCCATAGACAAGAAAGCCTAAAAGTAGTATAATAATGGCATAAAGCCTTCAATGCATTAGCATTGGGCACTGGACTGCTTACTGGCGGTTCTTTTAAATAAAAAGGGAGCGGGAACCAGGGCATAACAGCTCTGATTTCCGCTCACTTTTTTAATTATGCGACTTCTCTGCTGATAAAGACAGAAACGTAGTCAGCGTATACTATAAAGTTCTGATGTGGGTGCTTACGGTTCACCAGCAATGAAGACAGCGGATTCCGCTGTCTTTTTTCGTGCGCAAAAAAGGATTTTTCTTTTTCCTGCAT